AATATGGTCTTTCCATGGTCGCTCCAGTCGCGTCTGGGCTTGGTCTATCGTTCCGCGATACCACAAACGCCCTCGCAGTATTCGCTCAAAACGGGCTCAAGGGATCAGACGCCGGTACATCATTAAAAACTATGCTTATGAACTTGCAACCGCAAACCAAAGCACAAAGAAATATGATGATGGATCTCGGAATTGTAACCGAGGACGGCGCGAACAAGTTCTTCACGGCTGAAGGTAAAATCAAGTCATTCGCTGAGATTTCGCAAGTATTGAAAGAACACTTAGGCGGATTGACTGACGCTGAAAAGCAAATGGCCTTGAAAACCATGTTCGGGACTGACGCGGTCCGTGCTGCTACTATCGCGATGAACGAGGGAGCAGACGGCGCTAATAAAATGCAAGAAGCGATCGACAAAGTGAGCGCGGCTCAAGTAGCAGCTGAAAAGCTCAACAACTTAAAAGGGGCCGTCGAGGCTTTAAGTGGGTCGTGGGAAACGCTTCAAATTAAGATCGGGACGGCAGTCTTGCCAGTCCTAACAACACTCGTACAATGGATCGATAAGTTAGTAGATAAGCTGTCCAACTCGCAAGGGCTACAAAAGTTTTTGGACGGTTTGAATTCATTGAATCCGGCTTTAAATCAGTTCCTTAACGGTACCAAAATGACCGACGAGCAATCGAATAAGTTTAAAGGGACCATGCAAGCTCTTAAACCAGCCGTGACGGGCCTTGTGGGCGCGTTTGCGTTTGGTCCAGCGGTCCGCGGACTAACTTCACTTACTGGTGTTATGGGCACAGTCGCGATAAAAACAATGGGGCTTGGATCGGTCGCGTCTAGTGCATTTAGCACAGCTGGCGGATTCATTTCGAATTTCGTCGGTAAAATCGGCGGTATTCCGGGCGCACTCGGTGGCGCTGCTTCGCAAGGTTTATCAGTCCTTGGAATGATGACAAGCGGGATCGCTTCCGTTATGGGAATCGCCCTCGCGTCAATCGGCCCGGCTGCTATTTTAGGTCTTGTTCTTGCTGGTCTTGGTCTAATTAACCAACAATTTGGGCAACAGATCGATCAGTTGATTACCACAGTAACGACTAAAGGACCACAGATCATTCAAAATCTTGTAAACGGGATCACTAGTCAATTGCCGAGCCTTATCGCTTCGGGTGCTGATCTGGTGGCCAAACTCGCGCAAGGATTCGCGACAATGTTCCCGGTGATCGTTGACGCTGGTATCCAGTTGATCGGTAGCCTCGTTCAAGGTGTGGGCCAAAATGCAGGATCGTTGATCTCGTCCGCGATAACTGTTATTGGAACCTTGGTCAACAGCTTACTTTCAGCATTGCCACAATTGCTATCTATTGGTATGCAGTTGCTTCTTAGCATTACTGAAGGTATTTTGCAAAACTTACCGCAAATTATTTCAACCGCGCAACAGATTGTGACTAACTTCGTAACGAATATGCAATCGCAATTTCCGCAGATCTTGCAACAAGGTATTCAAATCTTGATGAACGTCGTGAACGGTATCGTCCAAGCCTTGCCAGCGATTATCGAGATGGGGACACAAGTCATTATCGGCTTTATGCAAACGATATTGTCAAACTTACCAACGATCTTGCAAGGCGGGATTCAATTAATTGTAAGCCTCGTTCAAGGGATCATTAACGCGTTGCCACAAATCGCACAAAGCGCAGTACAGATCATCGGTCAGATGATCCGTGGATTCGCTCAAGCCTTGCCACAGCTTATCATGGCTGGTATTCAATTAGTTGTCCAGCTTGCAATGGCACTTATCAAGGGCTTGCCTAATATCATTTCGGCTGCTTGGGAGATCGTTAAGGGCTTCGGTGGAGCCTTGCTCAACTTTATTCCAGAAGCCTTGAAAGGTGTCGCGGACGCTATCGGGAACTTCTTCGGTGGGATCTGGGACTGGATAACTGGTAAGTCAGACGAAGGCGGAGAAAAAACCAAGGCATCTATTGACGGCACAGCGGAGCATATCAAGAGCAAGAGTTCGGAAACGACGACTCAGATCAGCACAGACGCAACAACAGCGAGCGCGAATGTATCGGGCGCGTATAACCAAATGAGCTCGAACGCTATCACGTCAGCGTCTAATATGAATGTCGGTGTGACTTCGAATATGTCCCAAATGGCCACAAATGCGATGGATAGTACAACTCAGTTGCAACAGACGGCCTCAGTCAATTTTAACTTGTTAAATACTGACGGGACAATGAATATGCAAACGCTCGCTTCTAACGCTGACGCGTCATTTAATCAAATGAACGCAAACGCACTTGCTCAAACTGGGCAGATGAATACAGGCGTAACGAGCAATATCAACCAGTTAAATACGAACGCAAGTAACGAGTTGAATCAGTTGATGAACAACGCGAACGCGAGCACGACGGGAGTCAACACGGCTGCAACCACAAACGCGCAACAAGCGAGCGCGAACGTTGTAAGCAACTTCCAACAAATGCAGACGGGAGCAACGAGCGCTACAAATGCTATGGTAGCGAGTACGCAAGCGGACTTATCTAATATGGCTCAACAAGCCCAAACAGCAAGTTCTCAAATGGCGCAATCATTGACGACTAGTTTTCAAGGTATTCAAAAATCTGTATCAAGCGCGATGAGTGCTACGACTCAAGTCATAAAAACTGGTTTGAGTATGATTTCGAGCTTGAGTACTTCGGCTGGTCAACGTTTAGAGGCTACATTTAGATCAACTTTCCAAAGGGTAACGAATAGCGCAAAAAGCGGTATGCAGGCCTTTATTAGTACCATGCAATCAAGCATGACACAAGCTGTCTCGCTTGCTAGTTCGTCTTGTGAACAGATTTCGGCTTCGTTTAGTTATCTCCCGGCATTACTTCAAATGGTCGGATTTAACGCGGGCATGGGTCTATATAATGGACTCGCTTCGATGGCTGGTTCGCTCTATTCTCTCGCGTATAGTATCGCTTCAAATATCGCTTCGATCATGAGTTCGGCGCTTGATATTCACTCGCCGTCCCGGGTTATGAAGAAAATCGGGGGCTTCACGGGTGAAGGTCTTTATATTGGTATGAAAGATTGGGTCGGAGATATTAAGTCGATGTCTAAAGCATACGCCCAAGCTATCACGGATCAAGATTATCAGACTAATAGCGTATTGACCACAAGCGCGAGCGTGACAAGCTCGGGCGTTCGTTCGTCTCTTGAAGACTTGAGCGATGAGGTCAAAAATTCGCAACTTTCGAACCAAAAATTCGAAGTACATAACGAAATTGTGGGAGATAAGATCTATACCACAATCAAGGAAAAGGACGCGAGAGAGAAAGCGCTGGACGCTTATTTCGCGTAAGGGGGAACGATGGACTTATTAATTGAAAAAGACGGCCAAAGCCAGAATTTATCTGGCCTTGGTCTTTACAATATCACGGTCGAAGATTCGTCCCCGGCCGTGGAACTATCAAGGCGTACCGTCAAGGGGCGCAATGGTTATATTTTCGACGGCTTGACTTATACCGAAAAAAAAATCTCAGTCACAGCAAGGCTTTCAGCGGGATCAATGGAGGACTTTTTAAACAAAAAGGACGAAATTTCTCGCTGGGTCTTGGGTGACGATAGCTTCTATATCACGAAATTGTACCAAAACGTAAATAATATTTACGACTTCCAAAAGCCCGGCCAAACGACGGGCGATCTCAATCTCGCCCAGTTGCCTCATGCAAATTGGAAGTATCGCTATAACGTCGTGGGCGATGGTCAAATCGAGTTTGACTTTATCGGAAACTCAGAAGCCGGTATCAAGTACAATGTTTCGTTTTCATTCGTGACGGCTACACTTCCGTATGGCGAGACAGTACCGAGGGATCTCGCGCTTTCAGCAAACAGCTTTCCATACAATGGCACGGCACCACTTAGCCAGTTAGAAGTCCCGTTTGTGGTGGAATTGACAGCAAACGCTGATAATACTAGTTTTTTCCTTGAGATCGACGGTCGTCGTTTTACTTACCAGCATACAGAAACGCCTTTAAGATCTGGACAAAAGCTCCTTCTAAAAGGAGTCGAGACGGCGATCTATCAAGGACCAACGACGCAGGATCTAAACGTCAACAACCGGACGAATTACGAGTATTTCGTTATTAGGCCAAAGCCTAACCGGTCGGTCAATTGGTTTACTAATTTTAAGGGGACCGTCAAGATCCTCGGATTTAAAGAGCTGTATCGCTAGAGAGGAGGTGGACTATTGATTACTTTTTACGACGAAAGGGGCAACGGATACGGAGCCCAAGTCGAATTAACAACCAAAAATGCTGTAAATGGCGAGCGATCAATTTCGGGGACAATTGTTTCTAATAAGCAAGTTTTATCGAAATTAGATCGTGGGTGGAGCTTTACCTTCGATGGCGAACTCTATAAAATCATTTACGCAAAGCCGAAAGATGAAGGTCGAAATATTTCGCTATCGTTTGACGCGGTCCACCAGTTTTTCTACGATTTCGAGCACTCGAACTGTTATAAAGAATTTAACGGCTCAAATCGCTTTGAAGTCTATATCGAGGAGATTTTTAAAAATAGTGGCTATCGGTACGTAATCGAAGCGGAAGCGAAGGCAATCCGGAAAGAGAATTTTGGGAACACAAAACGGCTTTCCATGTTTAAAGATATCATTAAGGCAGCGGGCCTCGAGTTTTCTGTAACTGGAAAAGTCGTTCGGATCTTGAAAAAAGTTGGGACTGACCTTTCGACAGTCGTCCGGAAGAACTTCAATATGAATGAGTTGACGATCGAGAAGAATATCGGCAACTTTATAACCTATAAAAAGGGTTTTGGTGCGTGGAAAGACGAAAAAAACCACGACGCGGGACGGTACACTTCAGAATACGAGAGCCCACTTGCTCGGATCTATGGACGAATCGAGGGCGAACCCGTAACGGACGAGCGGTATAAAGAGACTGGAAAGCTCTTGGAACGTCTAAAGTTCGATGTCGATAATTCATACGCTATCTCCGTACAACTCGATATGGAAGATCTCACACAAGCCGGGTATAAGTACACACGGCCCCGCGCTGGTGACTATATCATGGCTATTAATGAGACAATCGGCTTCCGTGAAAAGATCCGTATCGTGTCTTACGAGAGCTCTTACGACGTGACAGGCCGGCTATTGTTCCACAAGGTTACTTGTAACGATATCGGGACCGTCCAGAAAGCGATCACGTCGGAAGGCTCGATCATGCGAAGCGTGTCCGAGTCTAAACAATACGCCGAAGGTGCTCTCGAAGTAGCCACACGGGCGCTTGTTTCCGCAAACGGTAAGAATACCAACTATTACGGCACCACAAAGCCAAAAGATGAGCCAAGAGGGACGCTTCATGAAGGCGATCTCTTGTACTTGACCGTGGGCGAAGAGACAGAGCTCTATTATTGGAGCGGGTCGGAATGGCTACCGAAAATTCTCAAAGTTGACACGAAGAAGATCGAAACTTTGTTATCGGAAGCTCAGACGGCTACAAATAAGGCTATCGAACAAGCAAACGCAACAGCTAGAGAAGCACTTGAAAAAGCCGGGACGTTACCAAACACGGACAGCCTATCGGCCAAGATAAAAGAAGAGATCCTAAAAAGTAAGGATTTAAGCGACAAGATTAATCGAACTTTTACCGAGAATGACAACGGCACAGAGATTTTTAATAAAATTTCTGGCGAAGTCACGAAAAAGCTTGTCGAAGTCGAAGGCCAAGTAAATCAAAAGATCAACCAAACGAATCAGCGTATCGGCGAAATGAGTGGCAGCGTTAACAGTTCACTCT